ATGGAAATTTTAGCGAATTTTAGCAATGAAAGTGTATTTAATACCGAATTAGAAGCTGGAGTAAGGGCTATATGCGTTTTAAATGAAATATACCCTAAAGCTATCGATATAGATATAATACTGAAATCAGATTATATGATTGTCTACTCCTCTGATTTCAATGGTCCAGAGAGTATTCATCAACATATTCCCAATAGAAAGTTTGCCTTGGATGTCCGTTATCAAGTAGTTAAGAATGGGCTTGAGTTAATGAAAAACTTTGACATGGTTGAGGTTGTTCCAACTTCTAATGGTTTAGCGTATAGAGCAACAGAAAGTGTTTCTCCATATCTCCGACTGATGACGAGCCCGTATTCTAAAAAATTGATTCATAATGCAAGTTGGGTGTCTAATCTAATTAACTCTGAAGAAATTTTGAATTGGTAAACAATAATGTCTAAATATAATAATCTATTCATTAATTCAATACATGTACAGAGCTCTAGCAAGCCGATGGCAACTGTCGACTTTAGAAAGAAAATAAAATTCATTACCGGAGCTTCGAATACTGGGAAGAGTTTTTTGATATCTATAATCGATTTTATGCTGGGTAAAGAAGAGCTAATCGAAAATGAAGAAGTAAAATCATACCAAACCTGCATTATGCATTTTAATATTGGATTGGATAAATACTCTGCTTTCAGAGATATTGATTCAGATAGATTTTTCATATACTCAGGATTTATCTTTAATAAAGATAAAGAATTTTTTATTAATGAGTATAAAGTAGGAAATGAAACTGTAAAAATTAAAAATATAAATGTTTTCTTTTTTGAGAAAATGGGAAAAGAGACTGTTTATATCTGTAAAAATCTAAATGCTGAAAAGGAGAGGCTAAGTTTAAGGACTTTATCTAAAGTTTTTTTTGCCTATGAAAAAGAAATGATAGACGAGTTGTCCCCTATCTTAGTCGCAGATAAAACTGATAAAACTAAGTATAGAAATATATTTAGTTTTATGCTTACAGGGAGAGATGGAAAAAACTTTGATACTATCAAGAAGCGGAAGGAATTCAATAGCGAAAAGAGTGGAAAAATCAGTGCTTTTAATGAGTTAATCGAAGAACTGAAAGTTGATCTTAAGTTTCCAGAAGAAAAACATTCTGATTTGTTGGAAAGAAAAGATAGAATTGAAAATTCTATTTCGATAGAAAGGAATAAGATTAAAAATTTAACAACAAAACTAGACGGAATTATATCTGAAAGAAAAATATTTGTTGATAAATTGGAAAAGGCATCTTTCAAACTGAGAAACACAAATGTAAATATGTTGAACTTTAATAGTCTTTCGGATTTGTATTTAAAGGATATCGAGAGGCTTCAGTCACAAGAAGAGTCTGCTTTTTTACTCATTCATACAGGAAAACGGGTTTGTGAGAATTGTGGTAAAAATGACATATTCAATACTAGCGATCACCATGACTATTTAAATAAACTCTCGATAGCTTCGAAAGTAGAAATGAATAAAATATTGGCGAAAAGGTTGCAACTGGTTTCAGCTATTGAATCCACAAGCAAAAAAAAATTAATTGCTGAGAAAGAAGAAGCTGAATTTCAGGAGAAAATTGACACATTAGATAATTTAATAAGTGAGTTATCACCAAATGTAACAGTTATTTCTGAAAACATAGATAAATATAATAGTGTTTTGTCTAGTCTGAAAAAGGAAATCTATCTTGTTGAAAGAATTAATAAATATGAAGCTAGGCTTTCAGAATCTCAATTGGAAAAAACACCTCAGACATACAAATCTGAACAGTTCATTCCAGAAGATAAATATTTTGTAAAATTTAGTGAAGTCTATAGAAAAATATTATTTGAAATCGGTTATTTTGACAAAGGGAATGAGATTCTTCACACGGTTACATTTGATCAGGACCTAGACATCTTTGACGTTAGAATTGATGGAAAACTTAGAGGTAGTAATGGCAAGGGGGTAAGAGCAATATTACATGCAGTTTTCAAAATTGCATTGTTAGTTTATTGCAGAGAGAATCATTTATTTCATCCGGGACTGGTTCTAATAGATTCTCCATTTGTGACATATAGAGATCCTGTAAGTAAAGATTATAAGTACGCTCCTGTTGAAGATGATGAACTTAGACTATCTAAGTCTCCGATTAAGGAAAAATTTCTAAAATATCTAGAAAATATTCACACATATGGTCAATTTATCTTTGTTGAAAACGTAGCTATTACACCAAGCGATAATATCGAGGTAGAAACCTTTTACGGAGAAAACGGTGACAATTTAGATTACCGAAAAGGCTTCTTATATTAGGTTTTACCTAAGCCATCCCGCGTTCTTTCGCCCATGCCATGAATTCAGCGTATGGGCGTCTTCCTTTCATACCGGGAATAGGTTTTGGAAAACCTAAGTTAGTTGTCCAGCGCCAAAGGGTTGCTTGGCTGATGTTTAATAGCTCTTTTATCTCTTGATCGGATATGTAGAGAGGGGCTCCGTTATACACCTTAGGTATTGTTAGCGTTTCAAGCTCTTCAGTAGCTTGGGGCGCTTTGGGTTGAAGGGCATCTTTAAGGAACGCTGGTGGAGTGTAAGAAAAGCTTAGGTCTGTATTATTCATTGCACATCTCCATTATTGGGTGATGGCTCGGAATCAGCGTTACGCTTGTTTGAGTGGTCAGCTCTGTATATACTTGATTCCGAGGCGTAAAGTCTCATTGCACAAAGAATGCCCTTATTGGTTTGGTCACCGATAGGGGCCTTCTCTTATCTAGTCATTCGAGAGAGTCTAAGTATTTATTTACGTCTCTAAACCATTTTGTGATGGCCTTTTCATTGCTTTGGTCGTGAGAGAGATAAGTCATAAATTTTTTGGGGCGCGATAACTCGTCCCATCCTCCCGCATAGATATCGATATCAACCTGCACAACATGGCCACTAAAATTAATGAAAATGTGATTTTCGGTCGTCATGTTGATTTCAAAACAGCGTGCAGTTAATTCTGATAGAAGTTTCGAATACTTCTTAAAAACCTTTAAAGGCAGATCTGTACTTGGGCCGAAGCCGGGAAAAACATACATTGTAAAATCCTCATTGCACAAAGATCTCAGTGGGCTGAGTTTAGGTGGTTTAACTTACTGCTCAATTGGTCAGAGAGAGCGTTCACTTCTTGGATTAATTCGATGTCTGGAGCGTTCATCGTTACTTTCAATTTGTCGCAGAGACTACACAGCTCCAGTAGTCTTTCCAATTCGTAATAGAAAGGGTCATCTTTTGGTATGTTGCTAAGATGATTCTGCAAATCTGTTTTATGCATTCTGAGCGCGTCAATGTTGGAGAATGCTTTTTGAGCAGAAGAAAAATCTAAACTTATCATTTCAGTACCATTCACATTAGTTAACTTACATTTAAATATTAGAAAACTAATATTTAAATTGCAAGAGTTTTGTTAGAAAACTTAATTTGCGAGGTGGTGTAAAAAAAAGCCGCTTTTGCGGCTGTCATGGATAGGAGCTAAAGTAAAACTGAATACCAGAAGACTCTGCCTATGATGGTGATCTTTTGTTCATTGGCTTGTTCAGCTGTGTATTCTCTTGCAGGATATTCAGCTTCATTGAAGCTGTAGATTCTAAGGCCGCCACCAGGTAATCGGTAAAGCTTTTTGATAAATAGCTCATTATTATGATTGATGGCATATATTTTTCCATCAATTAACGTCTTGTTACCACAATCTATTCCAACAGTTGAGCCATCAGGTAGCACAGGTTCCATACTGTCACCTTTCACGGAGACACATTTTGCGTTTTGAGCTTCGACGTTATATCTACGAAGCGTAGACTTCGCAAATCTTAATCTGAAACCTTGATCTTCTTCTTCGTTACAAACAAACCCATTGCCTGCAGACAGCTTAACGTCGACAAGGAAAGGTATCGCTACTTCATCGTTTCCGAGTGGAGTAGAACTATCCCAGACTTGCATGTTGCCCAGCAACTCGGCGTTAGCTTGCTCTTTCTGCTCTCGAGGCCCTTTTCCGGTTTGCAACCACTGAGGATCTACTTTTAGCTTCTTGCACAGAGCGATGAGATTAGAGCCTTTAGGCGTAGTTTCACCCCTCTCCCAAAACACCATTGATGTTGGAGATACACCTACGCTTTTCGCAACGTCTTGTTGAGTAAGTTTGAGCTCTTTCCGAACTCGGCGGATACGTTCGCCAATCGTTTCTTTAGTCATGTTAGTTATCTTACATTTACTTGACTTAAGTTTTCTTATGTGTCCAAATATTAGAAAACTAATATAGAGGTAATTATGGTTACACAACTTCCTCCAATTAAGACAAATGATGTGATCGCTTTCTTTGGATCCAAACAAAAAGTAGCTCAAGCTGTTGGGACTACTCACTCTGCAGTTAGTCAGTGGGGTGAACATGTACCTGAGAGCAGAATTTGCGAATTCCATTATCTAATGAAAACTCCTGAATGGAGGCGCAGTTGCTGTGATTAAAGGTTAGCAAAAGAACGGTGAGTATCGTGACTTATATTTTTCTGTGTAAATAGCCAGTAAGGAATGACTATGAATTTAGGATTAAAAGCGGCAATAAGAAACGCCGTCGATGAATGGTGCGGCCAAGTTGATGCAAAACGAGATATCGCTCAAGAGGTAGCACATCACTATCACAAAATGGGCTTGCAGTTTGATGAAGATGCACCAGGTGGCGACCTTCTCAAGCCAGCTATTCCTGCTAACGCACAAAACAATACGCAGAATTTTTTCCGTTGGAATCAGCGTTCCAGTATGGAAAGTAAGGCGAATTTCATGGATACGCTTCCTGCGCTTATCCTCGCGATGCCAAAAGAACTGGCAAGTAAAATGCTCAATCGTTTTTTAAACCCTTTAGGCTTCACAGTGTCTGCCGTCGAGAGAAGAGTAGAACGATTTGATCGTGATGAGCTATTGGCTTATTTCGGGAAAGAACATTTCGAAGCGACAAGAGCAGTGTTGTTATTACGAAGTGCTCCAACAGTCGAGCAAATTCATGAGGCAATGAAAGAAGTTCGAGAAAGTGAAGCCGCACACGGACCGATTATTCATTACTTGGAAAGCCAATTACCACGCTAAGGAACTGACCATTCCAGAACTAGCAATCGCGTTATGGAGAGCTTTGTGCAATGAGCCTTTATATGATTTATGTCGGTGGGCTGCGGTTTTATGTAACCGTGACACCGCAAGGGAAACGTATTGTGCCGCGTGATGAGGCGGAGATAATTTGGAGTACGATGCACTCGCATAGGGGGACAGTATGATTGAGTTCTTAGATCGTCCTATAGCGTTTCATCGTGCTTTTATCGGATTAGGTATTGGTGTAACTGGGGCTCTACTGCTGAGTCAATCTTTGTATTGGAGTAAGAGAACAAACAACATCGAAGGCTGGTTTTATAAATCCACGGAAGACTGGAAAGATGAAACGGGCATGACACGCACAGAAATCGAAACTGCGCGAAAAAAACTGCGAAACATCGGTGTCTTGGAAGAGAAGAAAGTGGGTATCCCTTGCCGACTTCATTACCGTATCAACACTGCAAACTTGTTTGCACGTTTACAGCAAACTAGTTTGCAGGATTCCTGCAAACAGGGCGGCGGGAATCCTGCAAGCAGGGATGCAGGAACCTTGCAAACTATTACAGAGAATACACATAGACTACCAGAGACTACTTCAAAAATACCTAGTGCGATTGAGCGGTGCTTTGAGAGTTTTTGGAAAGTCTTTCCTACCCGAAAAGCCAAGAAGCAAGCTTACGAAAAATTCAAATCGATTGTGAAACGGAGAAGTGAAACTCCCGAGGAGTTCACAGCCATGTTGTGCGCAGATGTTCAAGCTCGACTGCAGAATGGACAGTTCGGATTCGACAAACTTCACGCAACCACTTACTTGAACCAAGAGCGATGGAATGACGACCATGAGAACTCAAGACAGCTTTCAAACCAATCAAATGGCAGCAGTAATCGATTCGATGAATTCAACCAGCACTTGCTCGACAAATACGGCCACACTGCCACATAAATTGGGCGCTGTGGTGATCCAGTTGACGGTCGAGGACTGGGTTCAAGCAAAATTTACGGAAGCGTACGGGACGAAATGGCCTCACAGGGAATTACCATCGACTTGGGCACAGGGGATTTCGACGATGTCAGTGAGTGAGGTTAAACGTGCCGTTAGTTCGTTGTTGCTAAATGGAGACGAGTGGCCACCGAGCTTGCCCGAATTTATTCGTTTGGGATTGTCGCTGGACATTGATTTTGATGAAGCATTCAAACGAATGATTCATGGCAGGCCGAAAGGCGATGTCGAGTATTGGGCGTGTTATGAGGTGGGCTATGAGTGTCGTCGTTTTTTGGTCAACGACAAAGCGAGAGCGAAGTTTCGTAAAGCTCTCAAAAAATACGCAGACAAGGCTCGAGCAGGAACGCTGCCTATTCGCCACCTCGTAAAGCTTTCTGATAAATCAAAGTTGGTACCTGTCGAATGTTTACCAAGACCAGAGCCAACTCAATTTAATCACAATTCTGTTTTTGCGCGTGTAGCTGCGCTAGGGAAAAGGGTATGAGACCGGAAACGTTGTTGGCCAAGTTTGATTTGCGTGGTTTGAATTACGAACAAATGTCCAAAGGTGGAGGGAAGGGGACTTTCAGCCTTGAGGAGCAGCTCGCCATAGTAGGAGTAAGTTGGAAAGAATCACCGGTTGGATTTTTAGTGCTGTTTGTTGAAGTGTTGGCCAACAAAGCATCTTTAAAGTTACTTCAGCAAGCCGTTAAACTGGAGCTAGCCGCTCTGACTAGTGAGACACGAGGACAGAAGAGTGAAAGAGCCTTTGAAGCGATGGTTGCAGCAGCAATTATTGAGGCGACTCAACCATTAGGTGTGATCTGCACTTCATGTGGTGGGACAGGTAAGTATAAGAACGCGAGTTACAATTTACGCAAGTGCCAGCATTGTGATGATGGAAGAGTTGCTTGGAGTGTTGAAACTCGATTCGCGACCATGTGCAGTACAGGTTTTGCCTGTACGTACTCTTACTTTAAGAAGCACTATCACCCCTTGTTAGAACTGCTCACAAAGTGGTTAGCGGATAAGCGAAACGCAGCAATGCTGGCATTGATGGAAAGGATTAGGGCTGAAGAGATGATGGTGTAGTGTGGTTTTAGTTTGTGGCTTTGTGATTTGATTCAAGCTAAGTCTGTTGTGAGATAGGTCAGTACTTGCTGCAATGTTACGTTATTCAAGCGGGTGATTCTTTACACCTCGCTTGCTACCGTAAAACAAACGCCCCGAAAGGGGCGTTTTTGTTGCATATAAATAGCATGATGCAGGATAATGTACGACATTGTTCAGGATATCAAGAGCTTAAAGTATGAGACTAGTAGCAATTTATGTAGAGTCCCACAAAGCACTCAAGCAGTTAACTTTTAATTTTGACCATCGGTTTGATGTGACTTTCAAAGATCGCCAACTAACAATAAATAATACGAAAGTTAACAACGAAAGTTACTATGGTGAAAATAGTAGCATTAATTTAATTCTTGGAACTAACGGAGTCGGAAAGTCGACTCTTTTAGAGGTTATTGAATTTGCATTTTTGAATGAACCATTTTTAGGCTTTCATATTTGGTCTGAAGATGATGAACTTTATGTCTTTGATTCTCACTGTTTTATTAATAATGAAGTAATAAATAGTGAGAAGAATGTTGTATACGAAAGTAATTATTCATTGGACAAAGGATGTTCTTTGATGAAGCTTAGCAATGTCATTGATTTAAACAGTTATGCCCTGTCTGAAAAAATAAAAAGAAATAGAAGTAATTATTTAAATTTAACAAACAATAGCTTTATAAGGAAAAGTAAAAAGAAAATATTTTCTGAAGATATAATTAACGAGATCAGCTTTGTTGGTAAGTTAGAAAGTCTTAATATTCTTTCCAGTCTGAGGGAAAATAATCCGTCATTTAAGTTTATTGTCAATTCTTATGATTTCAAAATTGTTCAATCTTTGTATAATAGAAATGAAATTTCTTCAATAGAGAATTTATTTAATTCTGATGATCATGAACATCTTCGTAATTGGTTAGGTATGGATTGGTTCTTAAGTAAAGAGATTGAAAAAACACGTAGAATATCTCAAGCCAGGTTTGAAAATGATTCTGACATAGGTGATTATAAAGAAATAAAACTTAATGGTTTCATAGTTAGCTTTAATGACAACACTTTTCTTGAATTTATAAGACATGTAATGAAGGTTATAAATAGCTATTATTCAAATATAAAGTTTGTCTCGCATTGGATTGATTTAGCTCATGTTGGTTTATTCTTTGACACATCGGTTGAGTTTAAGAAGCTTTTAGAAAATAGGGATAATATAGCTAAGTTGTTTATATTTGCACTCGAATATGCATATAGAGTTTTTCACTATGATGATAACCCTAGTGAAATCCTCATTGATACACTAGAAGGTTTTGGTTATTACGAATTATACGAAGAATTTTTAAGTCCTACGTTTTATCTAAGCAAAAATGAAAATAAAGAGTATTTTACTATAATAGATACATGCTTGGCGTCTGTTTACGGAGAAAGATCTTTTAATAATAAAGGTAGCAACTTAGCTTTGTCGTTAAATGATGAGAAAAGTATCTACGATGTTATAGATAGTGTAAATAATCTGGAAATGAATCTTTTAGATTATATTAGTTTTGGTTGGTATGGGTTGAGTTCGGGTGAGGAAGCTATAATAAAACTTCTTTCTAGATTTTCACATGGTATTGATTGGTTCAATGCCCAAGTCAGAAATAGCAAAAGAAAAACAAAGATTGTGCTAATCGATGAGTTGGATTTGTACTTAAATCCACAGTGGCAAAGAAGCATTATTAGCGATATTTTTGATGTTGCATCAAAAAAAATAAAAGAAGAGGACGAAGTTCAGTTTATTATCACATCACATTCTCCAATTATTGCTAGTGATATTCTTCCTCACGACATTATATTCATGAAGCTTGATGATGATGGTGTGTTCATAGATAAAAACGTTAAGGGGTTTGGATCTAGCATTAGTGATCTATATTTCGATTCGTTTAATTGTGATAGCACGCTTGGTGTGCTTTCTAAATCAAAAATAGATGAAGTGGTTTATAAAGATAGAACACAACTAAATGAATCCGATAAAAGTTTAGTATCTCTTATAGGTAATGACTTTGTAAGAAATGAACTTACTAAGAGATTTGACTCATGATATATATAAATCGCAGATATTCAGATAAAGCTGTAATGAGTTTTTCTATGCATGCCATTAAATCTATCAGGTCTAAAGTTGTTGATGAAGTAAAGTTATGCAACAGTAAGGAAGAAAAAATAAAATTATGGAGATTTATTTCATCCAATAATGTCAGAAGGCGTATTGTAATGCGCCCAAGTGAAATTTTAGAAGAAATAAAGTTTAACATTGATAATTATCCGGAGGTAATTGAATGCTACTTAAGTGATTACTATTACAGAAATGCACTTTCAATTTTTCCAAATAAAATTTTAATTAACAGCAATAAGGCAAGGCAAGAGTTTGATAATCTTGTTAATTTGCTACATTTAAAGTTATTAGACGTTGTGATTGAGTGTGGAAAGAGTAAGTTAGTAATTCATTTAATTAGTCGAGTGGAGAGGTTACTAGATGAAATAATGTCTTTAGAGGTGACATCATCAAGGCTAACTATTAAGAAGGAAATAAAAAAAATCATATCACTTATGAAGGGAAGGGATATAGATCGCTTTGTTAGCCAGTGGGTGAAAAGTATCTCAAAGGTTTATGATTATGACACTATCATGACCCAAACGCATGCAATTGACTTGATAAAATCACTCGATATAGACGTATGTCCTTATTGTAATGAGCATCGAATCGAGGCTGATAATTATAGGGTTCGTGTTGGTCGTAAGTTTAGGCCAGCGCTAGACCATTACTATCCCAAAGCAAGATATCCTTTTTTAGCGTTGTCTGTGTATAATTTTGTACCTAGCTGCCATGAGTGTAACTCTAGTAGAAAGTCAGATACCGACACATATGTTAATAAGTACTTTAATCCATATGTTGAAGGATTGTGCTCAAAAGGCTTATTCGAAATTGATAACGTTGTAAATCTACTTTGTGATAAGGTTTTTTCTAAAGTTAAGTATACTGAAATTCCACTTGCTTTTAATTTAAAAAGCGAGCTTGGTAATAGGTTGGATATATTTGGGTTATATTATAGATATATTGAAAGAGATTCTAAGTATGCTTGTAAATTGGCGATGCCGATATTGAATGGATACTTGAAGTATGAGCGAGGCGAAAATAAATCCTTTCTCGAATCCTTAAAAAGTACAAAAGAAGATTATATTGAAAGTACGTCAGGGCTTTGCTTGGTTGACTCAGCTTTAAAGCAAGAATTTAGGAAACTTAAAATAGATATTGTGAACCAGTTATATAACAGCACTTACAAGGTTTAAATTTCCTGAATAGGTTTGACTTTTTCTATTTGATGCTGCATTATTTTTATCGTCTAAGACCTCACCCATTCGGTGGGGTTTTCTTTTATCTATCGTTTACTAACGGCAAAGCACCTGATTAGGTGCTTTTTTTATGGGCGCAATATGCAAGAAAAAATCAGTTCATTCTGTTCGTACCTAACGGCGGGAGTGTTTGCAGGCTTTGGTGCATTAACACTTCAGGATTGGGTCAGCCTGCTTGGCCTGCTGTTCGTGGCTCTGACCTATTTTACCAATCGGTACTATAAGAAAAAGTCTTACGAGGTCTTGAAAAATCATCCGGAGTTGACAGATCTCTATGAAAAAATTAGCGATTAAAACTGTCTGTTCTGTCGCTGCCGTCCTCTCTATAGTTTTCAATCTTCAACCAGGTCTCCAAACCAGCCAACGTGGTCTAGAACATATCGCTAACCTTGAAGGTTGCCGACGCCAAGCTTATCAATGCAGTGCTGATGTCTGGACACAGGGCATCGGGCACACCTCCGGTGTTAAAGCGGGTGATGTTGTTAGTGATCAGCAAATTGCTGAAAATTTTATCTCTGATATACGCCTCGCTGAACGTTCTGTAGAACGAGCACTAACGCGAGATGTCACTCAGGCGCAATTCGATGTACTGGTTAGTTTTGTGTTCAATCTTGGCGAAGGCAACTTTCGTCGTTCTACGATGCTCAAGCTCTTTAATCAGGGCGATTGGCAGAGTGCCTGCCGTGAGTTTTCACGTTGGGTATATGTTAATGGCAAAAATTGCAGAGACCCTGATAGTGAGTGTTCAGGCATTGTAAAGCGCAGGGAAGTAGAGCAAAACGCCTGCTTGTATGGATGGTGATATGGTCAGATTTAAAACCATTATCGTTGTAGTTGCTTCACTCTCTATAGCGGGCTCAATAACCGTTAACTTTTGGTTGTTCGAGTTAGTTCAGCAGCAGAGCCGATCTATTGGGGAGGCAAACAGTCGATTAGAAGGTGTACAGCTGGCGAATGAGGCGTTAGCCAATTCTTTAAAATCCGCAGAGCAAGAAAAGCGAGTTGCCCAGTTGGCCGCCGATGAAATGAAGCGATTAGCAGAGCAAAGGGACAATCAGGCTACCCAGTCTGTTGTACTTATCGAGAAGGCGCTAGAACATGAAACTTGTGTTGATATGCCTATCCCTGATTCTGGTCAGTGGATGTACTACAACGGAAGTCGTGACTGAGTATCGAGAACGGCTGGTTCTTCCTCCCGCGGCTTATCTTACGACTTGCGAACCCCCATTTTCACAACCACCGAAAACCTATGGGGAAGCGGTAAAGCGCGATCCTATTTGGTTTGCTTCGTGGCGTTCCTGTGCTGAACAAATTGAACAATTACGTCGTTTTTATCAGTTCGACGTTATTCAACCTAATACGGGTGAAAAAACACTACCTTAGGGCGGTCGTCCGTCATTTTATTTTGTCACCCGTTTTCTCTATGCGTCGGCGCCTCGCCGTTTTTATTCGTTAGCTAAGATCATGAAGCAATCTGACTCATTGCTTACTCCTTACGTGTGAGCGCGGATAAAAAATCAAAAAGGTGCAAGTCAGGGTGAAGCTACCCACATTAACGGCAACGTCAGCCAGAGGCGAAAAAGCGGCGTGACACTGGAGAGACAGGCTAAGCGGTTTATATGTATGAAGACAGTAAGATTGCGTATTTCAGATGCGAAAATTAAAGAGTACTTGAAGAGTGATACTGTCACGAGGCTTAGAGATGAGAGGTATGCTCTTGAGCTGCGCTTTCATAAGTCTCGTGAGAGTGCTACTTGGTGGCTGATAGATAAACGGAAAAACAACGGCAAGCTTGGAAAACCGAAGTGGGAACGCTTGGGGCTTTGGCCGCGTTTGAGTGCAAAAGCCTTGTTTGAGCTGTTGCCACAAAAAATAGCGAGAATGGCGACAGAAACCGATCAGATTGTGACGGACTGGACGTGTTTTGGGGATTGTTTGCGCTGGTATGTTGAGCATATTGACTCAAACAAAGACATTTCTGCAGAACGGAAAAGCGCTGTGCGTTCGGTGGTGTTTAACCACTTGATCCCCGCTTTGAATGATTGTCCGCTTACTCACGTTCGTAAGCATCACATTAAAGATGCATTGATATGGCCATTGCGAGAACGCTATGAGCTGAGAACGGTTAAGGGCTATTTTGCCATCCTTAAAGCGGCGTTTAATCAGGCGTATAGAGAAGAGCATATTGCAGCCAACCCTATGGCTGGAATGGTGTTTAGCGATTTTATCAAAAAGAAAATCACGCCGAATGAGGGAAAAATTCAGTCTGATGATGTTCAAGAGTTACTTGAGCGTTTGAAAGACGACATGCAGCAAAAACAGGTGTTTATTTTGACGCAGCTGGCACACGGTACGCGCATTCGTGAAACGCGTTTGGCACGTTGGAGCCACATTGATTGGGATGAGGGCATTTGGCGCATTCCGGCTTGCAATGCTAAGAACGGTGAGGCGTTAGTGTTGCCTTTGACTTGGCAGGTGAGAAATCTGCTGATGCGTTATCGTGCCACTCAATCTGAAAAGCAAAAGTTTATTTTCCCGAACTCGAAAGGGGATGCGCCTATTTGTAAAGATACCGCGAATGACATCTATGCAGAGTTCAGCGCAGGTGCGTTTACGAGCCACCATTGCCGTAAGTTGGTCGGGACTCGATTAACCGATCTTGGTGTTGATAAGTTTGTGCGTGAACGAATACTCAATCACAAGATGTCAGATTTAGACCAAGCGTACATACATACGACGACAGAAGCCTTAAAACTCAAGGCCTTGCAGACCTACCACAACTGGTTAGATCTGCAGGGCTTTGTTTTTTTTCATGGGAAGACAGAGGGAAGATCTGAAAACATGATCATTTAAGGCGAGTTTAGATCCTTCAACGGCTCGCGAAACACTTACCGATTTAACTCTTAAGAAAATCGGTAAATTCTGGTGATTGTGGGTTGTTTGGAGTTCTAGATGGCTAAATGGGGCAAAAATCGAGAAAGGACCAGAAGGGAGTTTTACCCTGATTTTCCCCCAAATTGGCTGTTTTTGGTGTTTTCCATGATGCTGAAAGTCTTGGCAAAAATGGGCTGAAATTCAGAAGCGAAATCTAAACTGGTCTAATCAGTTTCAATCCCTTGCTCTACAAAGGGTGGCGTGGTCGCGGGTCCTTCCCAGAAGATGGATTCTCCACGGGGTCCAGACTCGCCGATTCCGCCTCGTTTTAATGTCCGATTTTTACTCCCTTCTATCGGGCAGCTTGAGAAAGGAGTGAACCATAACGCGTAACGCTAAAAGAGTGTCGCATGGCAGAAGTAAACCGAAATGAATTTGCCCAAATCATGGGCTACTCACCCAAATGGGTGGGTGACCTCATCAAAGAGGGTTTGCCACATCAAGGCGGTGGGGGTAGGGGCAAGCCACTCATCATTGAAACTGACAAAGCTATCCAGTGGATCATTGACCGCGAAATCAAAAAGCAAATTGGTCAGTACGAAAAAGAGAACAACGCGCCAAAGGTTGGTACCAAAGACGGCGAAGATTTATTGCTGACTGCAGCCAAGCGGCGCAAAGCGGAAATCGAAGCGAAGAAAGCAGAAGAAACCGTGATGGACTTGGGCGAGCTGGCGCAGTTCCTATACATGGTTGGTAACTTGTTTGGCAGTGAGTTGGACGGCATAGGTGCCCGAACAGCGTTAGAGGTATCGTCAGAACATGAGCCTGCAAAATGCAAAAACATCATCGACAAAGAGAGCCGACGTATTCGCTCTGCCACCGCTGACCGCCTCAGTACGTTCGTTGCTGACTATCTTGCAAAACGTAGCGGAGATGGTGAGAGCGAAACCGCTGAGGAATGCTGCGCAGTGGGCGACTGAAAACCGCATCATGCCTCCGGGCTCTCCAATACCGGGACCGTTTGATACCACTTCAACGCCCTACATGATTCCGGTATGTGTGGCGTTTTCAGATCCCGCGTATTCCAAAATCACTTTTGTGATGGGTACGCAAATGGGCAAGTCAGCCACAATGCAAAACGTGATTGGCTGGCGGCTGGATGATTTACCAGCACCGATTATTTACGTCGGGCCCACCGAGTCCAACATTAACAACGTGGTCGAACCTAAGATCATGGAGATGTTTCGAGAGTGTCAGAGTCTTTGGATTAAGTACGACGACAAAAGCCCGAAACACAAAAAGCGTATTGGCGGTGTTTCACTGCGTTTCGCTTGGGCGGGCTCGGCCACCGAACTTGCTTCTGACTCTGCAGTTATCACACTAGTTGATGAGCTTGATCGTCCGGATGCCAACGCAACGGGCGAGGGTTCACTATCGGAAATTGCCGAGGCTCGGGGTGATGCTTATATCGATTCCAAGCTAGGGTTGACCAGTACACCGACTCACGGAAAAGCAAACACCTTTGTTCATCCAGAAACGGGAATGACGCATTGGGCCGTATCGCCAAAGGGAAAAGTCTCCAGTCCGATTTGGCTAGAGTGGGAACAAGGTACCCGCCACGAATGGGCAGTGCCTTGTCCAGCCCCTAAGTGCGGTGAGTATTTTATTCCACGCAGTGAGTTGCTGTATTGGCCAGGTAAAGGTACCGAGAAAGAGTGCTCACCGGCAGCTGCTTCGCGTGAAGCTAGGCTGACGTGCCCTCATTGCGGTGGTCAAATTGAAGATAGGCACCGCAAATTAATGAATACACAGGGCGTTGCGATTGCCCCCGGTCAATATGTCAAACGGCATGATGATCATTCAGTGCTGATAACCCAAGGAGACGAATCGGCTGTTGTGCCGTTTCATTCCATGCTGCACCCACTGGAAGATAACAACCATTTCAGTATTTGGGTGAGCGGCCTGTGTTCATTCTCAGGCAAAAAGAGTTACGGCTATCTGGCGCGTAAACTTCTGCAGGCCCAACGCAGTGGCGATCCAAACCAACTGCTTTCGGTCTACAACACGGGCTTTGGTGAAATCTTCGCGGTTGTCGGTGAGGCGCCGGATTGGGAAGAAGTGTATGCACTGCGTTCAAGCTATTCCTCTGGTGAAATACCGGAAGGGGTGGAGGTGTTGATCTGCACCGTGGACGTGCAGAAAAACCGCTTGGTCTATGTCATTCGCGGTTGGATGCCGGGTATGAGCTCGCGTCTTATCGAATTTGGTGAATTGTGGGGCGATACCGATAAGCCAGAAGTTTGGCAAGAACTGGATGAGTTGGTCTCCCAAGAGTGGGACGGGCATACCATCAAGCTAACCGGAGTCGATGCTGGCTACCGCACGGACGAGGTTTACGCTTGGGTTCGTCGTCATCGCTCTCGTGCTCGCGCTTTGATGGGCTTTCAAAAACTGCCTAAACCATTTCGAATGATGAAAGTCGAGGTGGATAAGCAGGGTAAAGTCAGAAAGCGTGGCGATAAGCGCTGGGATATAGATTCTGGCCTTGCCAAATCGTGGGTTCATAACCGCGTACGTTGGGAGCGCGGTGCGGTCGGTAATTGGCTGTTGCCAGCTGATGTGACAGAAGACTACTGCAAGCAGATTGTTGCCGAAGAGTTTGATGAAGAATCCGGCACTTGGAACCGAGTCAGTAAAGACAACCACTTTCTCGACTGTGAGGGCATGAATTACATGTGTGCACGAATGCTTCGGCTAGACCGCAAGAAAATCAAACCTGACGATGAGGAAGAGGCAGAGACTGCAGTTACCGAACCGTCAGAAGAGGATGAGTTCGAAGAAGAAGAGCAGCAAGAAGCTCCTGTTCGGCTCAAACGAAAAACCAAAAAGCGCCTGCTGACGCGGCGTAAAAAAGGAAACTTCGCAACATCATGGTAATCCCGACAACCTTTATTTCAGGTCTGTCGGTCAGCTTTCCCGTTTCATTTCCCCAATATCCCGCTTCAGAGTGGGATGCCACATTGTATCTACGCTCAGCCAATCACGGGGCAGAAATCATTGCTCAGAAACAAGAGAATGCATTTCTATTTACTGCTGATGGGATGACCACTGCCGATTGGTTGCCAGGCGAATACACTGCGGTGATCCGAGTGACGAAAGGGCAGGACGTATATCAGCCGTACTCTGAACGAGTGACCGTGCTACCTGATATCGTTCAGCTCGAATCGCACGATCCGCGCAGTGATGCCGAAAAAGCCTTACAAGCCATACGTAATACCTTAGCGAATCGAGCAACGGCCGATCAGCTTAAGTTGTCGTTTGGTGGGCGAAGCTTAGAGAAAACGCCAATCAGTGATTTGCTGAAACTTGAACGGCGATTTGCGGTGATGGTGGCAACAGAGAAACGGGTTAAGTCTGGCCGAGGACTCCTTAAAATCACAAAAGTGAGGATGCGCTAATGTGGAATCCTTTCCGTTCAAACACCACACAGCAAGCCCCAAAGCGCAAAGCGCGAACGGCTCCGGTGTTTAAACTCAACGCATCACGTAGCTTGTTTTCAGCTGCAGACCCAGACCGTAGTAACAGTAACTGGACCACTCAGCCTGTGCCGATAGGCAAAATGATTGACCAAAAGTTGGTTGCTTTGGTCGCTCGGTCTCGTGAGCAGATCAGCAATAACGACTATGCCCGTGGGTTTGTACGTGAAGTGCGCAAAAACGTGTTGGGTCATAAAGGGATTGTGCTGCAGGTTCGTGCCAAAGAGCCCAATGGTTCATTTGATGCCTATGGCAATGCAGCGGTAGAGCGCGCTTTCAAAAAGTGGGGTCGCCGAGAGAGCTGCACGGTTGACGGTCGTCTGGATTGGCGGCGTGCTAAACGAGTCATTCTCAATACAGTTGTGGGTTCAGGAGAAATCTTTATCCGCATTGTTGAGGGGAGCACGGCAGGACCTTGGGGTTTCGCACTGCAGTTGCTTGATCCAATGCGTGTCCCTGTTCAGGTCAACGATATGCGCTTGGCCAGCGGCAACATCATTCGTCAAGGAATAGAAATGACTCCTTATGGTCGGCCAGTCGCTTACCTGGTGGAAACCAAAGCAGGCGTATTAGCCGAGCCGTTTCGCCACAGCGGGAAGGAGTTTGAACGTGTACTGGCAGAAAACATGCTGCACGTATTCGACCAAGAGCACCCAGAGCAATATCGCGGCGTTCCTTGGAACCATACCTCACTGAGACGAATGAAAAACCTTGATGGATTTGAAGAAGCCTCGGTGGTTAACGCGAGAGCTGGCGCAAGCAACGTCGTAATGCTCAAACCAGACCCTGAGGTATTTGAAACGGACGATGACGAAGTGGATGAGCCGGAGATCGAATTAGAACCCAATTCAGTGATCACCTTACCACTTGGCTATGACCCCGTTGATTACAAGCCGGAGTTTCCATCCGTTGAAACTGCTACGTTTTCCAAGCATATGCTGAGAGGCATGGCGACAGGTCAGGGACTTGCTTACAACACTTACAGCAATGACTTAGAAAACGTCAATCTCAGTTCAATCCGCCAAGGAAAACTAGACGAACGTGATGGCTGGAAGGATTTGCAAGAGTGGTTTATTGAAGCGGTCTGCCATCCCATCTATGAGCGTTGGCTCGAATACTCTCTGCTAGCTGGAAAAATTCTGAACACCAATGGCAAGCCTATCCCAGCTTCACGTCTGAGTAAGTTTCTTGAAGTGGAATGGCAAGCTCGCCGCTGGGAGTGGATAGACCCGCTCAAGGAAGAGAAAGCCATTACCGAAGCACAGGTCAACGGTCGCAAATCACCGAGTGAATCCATTCGAGAGTCGGGGCGAGACCCTATCGACGTATGGGAAGCCTACGCCAACGACATTAAGTCGATGAGAGATTTAGGGATACCCGACGAAATGATCATGCAAATTCTTGGAATTAAGCAGGCGCAACCCACTCCTGCAGGAGAAAGTAACAATGTGCAAGAAGACGACAGCGAACAAGACGCTGACGGCGAGTGATGCCATTCGCCAGCAGAAAGGCCAGCCACTTTACCGTGATTACAGTGTTGACTCTATCAACGAAGAGGAACGTACAGCTGAACTGACGTTCTCCAGTGAATACGCGGTTGAGCGCTGGTTTGGTTATGAAATTCTCGATCACTCACCAGGTGCGGTGCGAATGCAACGTTTTGAGGCAGGCGCATCCTCATTGGTTAACCACGATTGGGATGATCTGGTCGGCGTGATTGAGTCTGCTCGAATTGAAAACAAAACGGGTAAAGCGGTAGTGCGTTTTGGTACCAGCCCCCGAGCAGAAGAGATCTGGCAGGACGTTAAAAACCGAATCCGAAAACACGTTTCCATCGGCTATATCGTGCACGAAATGGTGCTCGAAAAAGACGAAGACGGCACGCGAACTTACCGCGTTACCGACTGGGAGCCCTTTGAACAATCCTTTGTCACTGTGCCTGCTGACCCAACGGTTGGTGTAGGCCGCAGCTTAGACAACCTTAAAACCCTCAACCAACTGCGTGATATGGGGATCATCATCCCAACTGGCGCAGAAGACAACGAAACTGAAATTGAAACCCGGAGTGAATCCAATATGAAGACCAAAACCCTTCGTGATGCCAGTGGCCGCCTAGTACGTGCGAAAGTTGATGAGAAAGATGTTATTGTTGAAATCATTGAAGTTCTTGAAGATGGCAACACAGAACGCCAAGCGGGTATCGAAGCAGAGCAAAACCGTGTCCGCGATATTCTCGATCTGTTTGAGCAGTATGGTAGCCGAGGCGTAGATCCTAACGCGTATCTTCGCGACAAAAGCAAAACCGCTGCCGATTACCAGCGCGCACTGCTGGATGCTGCAGCGAATCCGGGAAGCGACAAAGGTAACAAGCGTGGCGCAACACCATCGGCGGCAGACAGCCCTGACATCGGCCTGTCAGAGTCAGAGATCCGCAATTACTCATTCTTAAACGTATTGCGTTACCTCTCAAATCCTACCAACGAAAAATACCGTCAAGCTGCAGCATTTGAATTGGAAGCCTCGGCAGCGGCGGAAGGGAAGCTGCAGCGTGAAGCGCAGGGCATTATTGTGCCAAACGACGTGCTTCGTGCAGCAGCACCGATTGCCGCGTCTGGTTCAGGTGCAAACCTAATCGCCACCGAGCATTTGGCGGGAAGCTTTATCGATATGCTCTACAACAAATCCTCGGTGATGCAGTATGCGACAACGCTAACCGGGCTGGTGGGCGATCTCTCTATTCCTACCCAAGAAGGCGGTGCAACGGGTTACTGGCTAGGTGAAGATGCGGATGCCACGCTATCAGAAATCACCTTCGGTGAGCGCACGTTGCAAAACCGCACCTGTGCAGCGTTAGTCGAGATGACACGTAAAATGATCATGCAGTCGTCTACGGACGTGGAAATGTTAGCGCGGAGTGATATTGCCAAGGCACTGGCACTCACCATCGATAAAGCCGCGTTGTATGGCACAGGTGGCGACCAGCCGCTCGGCCTTGCGGGTATTACGGGAGTAAACCCAGTGAATTTGGCTGGCACGAACCCAACCTATGAAGAGTTCATTGCCATGGAAACCAGTATTTCTGCGGACAATGCAGATGTTGGCTCCATGCTTTATATGATGAACGCCGTAGGTCGTGGTCACTGTAAGTCTACCCAGAAATTTGCTAGCACCAATGGCTCACCAATCTGGGAAGCGGGTAACACCGTGAACGGTTATGGCACGCACATTTCTAACCAAATCAATGGCGGGGACTACTGGTTCGGTGTGTGGTCGGAATTGTTGATTGGTTTGTGGGGTGGTTTGGACTTGACCGTGGACCCATACACGCACAGCAGCAAAGGCCGTTTACGTATTGTTGCGTTCCAAGACGCGGATGTTGCGGTGCGTCATCCTCAATCATTCTGCTTAGGTCGAAAATCTGCCTAATCGGAGCCTATCAAATCGCCGCCTTCGGGCGGCTTTTTAGTGGAATAAAACAATGAAAGAAGTACGAAAAGTTAAAACCATCGCCCCTGTTCGTTGTGGTGGTAAATCACTTGAACTCAATACTGAATTAGTGATTGGGCAAGATCTCAAGCTTTCAGAGGCACGATCACTGGTGTCGCTCCGAAAAGCCGAGTGGGTCATGTCGGAAGAGGAAGAGTCTGAGGACGACGATGAGTAATTGGTCTGATGCTGTGGCGGAAATGGACGCCACCTTGTTTAATACGTTTGGTGACATTGTAACAATTGCAGGCAAAACAACGACTGCGATTCAAGATACATCGCAAGAGCAATTTGGTGTCATGGTTGCGAATGTTACTCGTCTGTCTATTCCTAGCTCATCGGGAATTAAGGTGCGTAAAGGCGACAAAGTAGTTTACAAAAACCGTAACTATGTCGTTGTCGATGTGCCTGAATATCGCGATAGCCTTATTAGTTTCGATTTGCAATGAATAACCTCGACCGCCAATTGGCAACTGCAGTGAAAAATCTCAGTGCTCTGGATGAAAAGGCAGTACCTCGTGCCAGCGCAATGGCGATTAACCGGATAGCTAATCGGGCTATCAGCCGCTCGGTGAAAGACACCTCAAAGGCGGTACGAGTCCAGCAAAAAATCATCCGCCGTTATGCCAGAGTCTCTAAAAAGGCCTCACCCAAACAGCCTGTAGCCTATGTCCGAGTTCGTCGCAATGACATCCCTGCCATTCACATAGGGGAGGCGCGAACACAGATCCGCCGCAAACAGGGGCGTTATCAGGTTCAAAGCGCAACCCGTAGTAAAGATGGCCGTTATACCAAACGTGAAATATCGGGTTTTACGTCCATCAAAGTGGGCAAGCATCAGTTTGATAACGCATTCCTACAAAAGCTAAAGAATGGTAAGTGGCACATCATGCAGCGTACAGGCGAGGCGCGTTATCCGATCAAGATGTGTGCGATACCAATTCGAAACGAAATTACTGCCGCTTTTGAAACTAACAGTAACCAGCTGATGAAAACGGATATGCCCAAAGAGCTTTCTTATGCCATGGGCCAGCAAATCCGGCTGGTGATTAGGAGAGATGTGTCGCGTGGAAATTAACAAACAAATTCGCCAGCAGGTGATAACCGACCTGCAGACTCACTTAGTCGATAGTGACGGTCAGCCGCTTATTGCTGCCTATTTTTCGGGGCGCGGCGAACCCGTTCTCGCCAGTGATGATGGAGAAATTGCGTCATTAGAAGTGCCCGCCATTTCTGTCTATATGGTCGAAGGTGAGGCCACAGGGCAGGACTTTGACGCAGAAGAGTGGAATGCCGCACTCGCTGTCGAAATCATGGATTTGGCCACCAATCAGTTGGATGACGATTTAGATAACTTGGGCGAAAAAGTATTGAACGTCATTCACCGAGATTACACCGCAAACGGCTTGCTCACTTTGTGTAACCGAGCTGGCTTCTCTTATGTCCGAGAGGACGGAGCCCCTTGGGGCTCACTAGTTTTGACTTTTTCTGTTGAAATGGAGACAGACTGATGACCACCCCAAACCCCAATACCCCAACCAAAGGCGCTGGCACCACCTTTTGGCGCTTGAAAGATTCCGCCGACCTCAGCCAAATTTCCGATTTGCTTGCTGATGAACAGTGGACACTTATCGCTAAAGTGAAAGAAATTCAGCCAGGTGAAGTCACGGTTGAAGACGAAGAAGATCAGTACCTCGACGACGTTAATCCAGATTGGACCTCTACTGCACCGGGGCAAAAATCGGCAGGTGAACTGTCGCTAACATTAGCGTGGATGCCGGGTGATACCGCTCAGCAGCAACTCTACCAAGATGTGGTGGATGGAAAAGTCACCTACTACCGCACCAAGTATCCTAATGGTACGGTCGACATCGACCATGGTTACATCAATGGTTGGGGCAAGGCTGTCGCGCAGAAAGAGCGCATGACTCGAGCTATCAAGATCAAGAAAGTGGGTAAACCAAAGACGGCAGAAGAAATTCTCGCCTCAGTGGCTCAAGCTTCCGCTGAAGCTCCAGTTGAGTAAGGGTGACACATGAAATACTTGAAAAAGAAGAGTGTCCAGATAGATGGCAATGACATTGCCATCCGTCAGCTTTCTGGGTTGGAGCGTTTTGAGTTCTTTGAATTCCTCTCATCGTTAGAAGAACCCGCCATTCCTATTCGTCCTCGCGTCGATGAACTGAGCGAAAAGCAGCAAAAAGACTATCAAGATGCTCTGCAAGCGAGCGAGTTCGCTTGGAAGAAAATCACCTATCTTGGACAGTCCCGTTTAGTCGCTTATGGCCTTGTGGATGACGACTTAAGTGATGATATTGATGAGCGCCATGAAAAAGTGAAGCAATGGTTCTCGGACACCGCGATCGCTCAGTTGCATGACGAAATTGCCTTGCTTTCTGGAATGACAATCGAACTGGACGACTCTGATGTGTCCACGGTCCCAAAAGAAGGTGAAACCTCTGATGTGTCCACGGACCCAAAGCCATAGTCACGGCAGAGCGTGAGTTTGCACAAGCGCTCGCGATTGAATTTAAGCAGTTAGATTGGCGGGCCATGCTGCATTCCGTTAGCGCTGAAACCGTGATTGAGTGGAAAGCGCATTTTAGCAAGCATGGCTTTAGCCGTGACATGGACAACTACCGCCACGCGGTGGCTTGTGCAAACAACTGGAACATCACCGCCATTGCCGCAGGCATCAAGCTCGACCCTCCACGAACTTTCCTTGAATTCTTACCCAATTATGTACCCGACGATCGCGACATGAGCGATGAAGAAATGATGGACATGTCTGCCGCCGCAGGAGGATTACGCATTGAGTGCCCAGATAGCTGATTTTAATCTGCGGTTTAACGCGGATACGGTGAAATTCCAGAAAGACGTTGATTACGCTAAAAAGATGCTGCGTGGCTACACCAAGGAAGCCCACTCGGCCAATGACCAAAATATCACGTTAACCAAATCACTCGAGCATGCCGCTGACAATGCCAAATCGGCAGGTCAAACCTTTTTAAAGGTCTCAGGCACCGTTACAGGGATGGTCGGCGCGATGGTGGGGGCCACCGGCTATCTCATCACTCGTCAGGCCGAGCAGGCGCGTGAAATTGAGCGAATGGCGAACGTGGCTCAGGTTTCTGCTGAAGAAATCCAAGCCATGTCTTACGCTGCGCAGCAATACAACATCAACGGCGACAAGATGGCCGACATTCTTAAAGACACCAACGACAAGTTAGGTGACTTTTTAGAAACGGGCGGTGGTGAGTTTAAGGATTTCTTTGAGAATATCGCACCACAGGTCGGCATCACGGCTCAAGAATTATCGCGTTTATCGAGTTCAGAAGTCTTGGTTGCGGTAAAAAATGCGCTGGACCAAGCCAATGTGCCGATGAAAGAGCAGATTTTCTATCTGGAGTCGATCGCCGATGAAGCGTCAGCACTGACGCCATTGCTTGAAAACAACGGCAAAAAGCTCTACGAGCTAACGGAGCGCTACGACAAACTCAATGTCGCGATGTCGGAGTATGACATCGAAAAATTCAAGCAGATGGACCAAAAGCTCAATGAAGTGAGCCGAAAGATGGAACGGTCCTTTGCGAACGCCGTGGTGGGTTCGAGCCAACAGATTGACTGGTTCACGGACAAGCTAACGGTGGCCGTGGATTATTGGGGAACGCTGTTTGACAGCATGAACAACAACCCAAAAACCGAAAGTGGCATTTTAAGCAAATTAGGTGATGCAAGGTCTGAAGCTAAAACTACCGCTATTTTGCTCGAACGGGCGCGAAATGAGCTGGAAGGTTTAGAGAAAGTCCAGCAACGAGCCTCGGGTGACCTAGCGATGCAAGCCCATCTCGCCAATGCGGGATTTGGTAAGAAGGTCGATACAGCGCAAGCCAAAGTGACCAAGCTTGCGAATGAGTATGCGCGTTTGCAGGCACTGGTGGACAAGTATCAAAATCAGTACGAGAAAGATGTTCTCGGCAGAAATGACACGCCACCGGGCAATCGCAAACCCGCGACCCCTTTGCCGCCCAGACTCTTGACGGAAACCAAAGATCAGCAAGATGGGGCGAAGCGGTTAACCAGTCTCGATTCGCTGTACGCCAGCGACTATCAGAAAATGACAGCCGCGCATGAGCAGCGTTTGGCCGAAATCGAAGCCATGCAACTCTCTGAGAAGGAGATCATGGCGCGAGGTTACGCATCCATTGATGCGGTGAAATCCGCCTATCGAGAGAAAGAAAAAGCCAACTTTGCCCAAGAGAAGCAGCAATTTGAAGATAGCCAGCTAGAAAAGCTCACTCAACAGCAGCAAGCCTCACAGCGTCAAATTGAGATCATTGCAGCTGGTGCGAATTCCGTATTTAGGGAAGAAGAGCTTGCCTACGAGGACCGCAAGTCGCTGCTCGCTACTCAGTTTAGCCAAGCTTACTCTCAAGCCGAAGGCAATCAGACACTTCAGCAAGAGCTGGAAAATCAGTATTTCCTCAACCGCGAGGTGCTTTGGGAAGAGCATCAAGCGCGTTTAACGGACATCGAAAACAAAGAAGCGGAGAAGCGCAAGCAGTACAACCAACAAGTGGCCAGTGACTTGCTCAGCTTCACTTCTCAGCAGATGAACATCACTCTGTCTGCGTTAAAAGATGGTGGTAAAGAGAGCAGTCGTGCTTACAAACTGATGTTTGCAGCGCAAAAAGCGGCGGCTATCCCTTCGATGATCATGGCGACTGAAGAGGCGGCAACCAAAGCGTTAACGTTGGGGCCGTATGTCGGTCCGGTTATGTCTGGTTTTATCCGCACCATGGGCTACGCCTCGGTGGGTATTGCCTCTGGTCAAGCCATTGCGGGTATGGCGCACAGTGGTATTGAGTCTATTCCGCGTGAAGGAACTTGGTTGTTAGATAAAGGGGAGCGCGTTTACACCAATGAGTCTGCACGCAAACTTGACAGCATGTATGACCAAGTGACCAGTGGTCGCTCGGTTGCCTCTGGCGGTGATACCTTCCAGTTCACGATTCAAGCGATCGACGCCAGAGACATGGAGCAGGCGTTAATGAATCATCGAGACACGATTTATAACGCAGTGGTTTCAGCAAAAAATGATTTAGGGGAGTCCTTTTAATGGGATTAAGCCGTTATTGCAAAGAAGTCCAATTGATTTCGGTGTATCCAGAGTTCAGCAATAGCAGCCCTAATCTGCATGTTGAAGTGATTGAGATCCCGAGTCACCGATACGAGCTGAATTACACCTCAGTGTCTCTTGATAGGGTCCGAGATGTTGATAAGCATCGTGAGTTATGGGCCTTATTTGAATCACTCAGACCCGGACGTTCTTTCCGTTGGAAACCGCCTTACCTAAGTACAATTCGTGGGGTAGGCGGCAATGCGTTAGCGATGGAAACAAAAGCGGGTCTGCATGAGGTGGTGGTGTACAACGCACCCGCCAATGTTGCTTGGTTGAAGTCGGGTGACCTCATTAATTTTGCTAACCATGGCAAGGTCTATATGGTCTGTGAGGATGTTCTAACCAATCATGCGGGTATGGGCACCTTAACCCTCAATTCACCGCTGAAAAAATCTCTCTCTGCAGGTGATGTAGTCATTGGAACGGGAGCGGAGTTCACCTTGATTAAGAAACCCGGCTCTCGGCCACAAAGCTTTGAAGTCAAAGCGGGGTCTTCACGATTTACTTACGCCAAAGTGGAGTTTATTGAATTTTTATGAAGACGCTACCTCAAGCGGTTCTCGAGCAACTCGAGCGTGGTCACGTCATTGTGGCCCACCTAGTGAAGTTCGACCTAGAAAACCCCTTTTATTTCACCGATGCAGGTTTTGATATTGAGCATGGTGGGCTCAAGTATGTGTCCAGCGGGGCGTTTTTGGGTCTGGATAAGCTCACTCGCCATGCTGAAATCCGCGTTGGTGAAGTGAAGTTTGCATTCAGCATGACCAATCAGGCGATCGTACAGACCATTTTGGGCACGGATGTGTATAAGCGTCCGGTGACCGTCATGCGTTGCCATCTTAGCGAAGACTATAAAGTGCTGCATGTCGAGCCCGTGTGGCGTGGCAAAGTCGTGGGAAAAGGGGACAACGACGATCGCGCTCAGATTGAGCTCAAAGCGGCCAGCCGTTGGGCGGAGTATGAGAAAGCCAACGTCTGGCGTACCTCGCCCATGTCGCACGCGAAACGCATTCCTAACGACAATCCATTTAAGTTCGCCGCCAAAGCGGCAGAAACCATCTATTGGGCAGGTAAGGCCGGAGGTTAATCTATGGTGTGGCAAATTTGGTTAGCGTATGTGGTGGCCATTGCCAGTGCTGCGTGGTCGTACAGCCAAGCCAAAAAGATGCAAAACCAGCGGGGTGAAGAGCGCGGTGGCATCTCTGTAACGCGCTTTGGTACCGACAAATCTCTGCCCGTGGTTTATGGCAAGCGCAAATTAAAGCCGGTGGTAGTCTACCAAGGCGTTAAAGAGCTGCACGATGATGACGTCACCAACGAAACCTATTACGCCATCTTAGTGTGGGGCATTGGTCCTGTGACGGCCATTACCGATCTCAAATTTGATGATCGTCCTTACACTGAGTTCGGAGAGTTCTCGGTCAATCAGCGTGTCGAGAGCCAGTTAGGTGGCCTCGAGCAGACTATGCCTGCGTGGTTTGCCGAAGAAGCGCCTGACGACATGAGTGAGATGCACTTTAAAGGCTTGGCCGTTACTTACGTCAAGCTGGCCATGGATAAGGAATATAAGCGCTATCCGCAAGGTCGCCCAGATTTTAGCGCGGTGATTGAAGCGCGCTCGAGCAACCCCATCGAGGCGATGTTCGACTACTTTACCAACACCGAGTACGGCATGGGCGCACCCGAGCAGGAATGGGACAAGGCGTTTAACGACACCATGATCTCATACTGCAACAACGTTGTGGATGGTCATCACTTGATGACCTGTAACATCGCGTTAGATACGGAAAAACCGCTCAAAGAAAACTTCTTAACGTTGGCGCAAAGCTGTCGTGGTCACATCGTCGATGGGCAGAATGGCCTAAAAATCGAAATCGACCGTCAGAAAGAGCCTGTTCTGCATATCACAGAATCGATGCTCAGCAGTGGATTGTCGACCACATCGCTCAATATCAATCAGCGTTACAACCAGGTGACCATTCGTTTTCCGGATCGCGATCTTAATTGGGAAACCAACGAGGTGGTGTTTCCTGCGAAAGATTCCGAGTTGCACCTGCAGTGGCTTGAGCAAGACGGTGGCATTCCACTGACGCACGAAGAGACCGTCGACAGCATCGATAACTACGCCGAAGCGCTGCAGTTTGCAGAGGTGCTTGCTCGAGTCAGCCGTGACAGCATGACGGTGTCTGTATCGGTGAAATCGGTCGTGGGCTGGCGCGTGGAAGAAATGGACGTGGTCACGCTCGAGAGCCAGTTGCGTGGCTGGGTCGCCAAGCCGTTTTCGGTGCGTGAGATTGAGTATGGCGAGAAAGAAACCAAGCTCAAACTTGTGGAATACCAAGAGAGCCACTACTTATTCCACCCCAAACCCCCGAAACCGGAATACCCCGATACCCAATTGCCGAATCCCTTAAAGGTCGCTCCCCCGAGCGGCCTTTCTTTTTCGCTCAGTGATCAACCGGACCGTTATGGGGTACTGATGTGGAAAGCGCCGACGGGCTTTATTGAAAGCTACGACGTGCGTCTGATTGGTGCGGGTGAAGTGCTTTGGCTGCAAAACACCAAAACCGAATCCATCTCGATCCCGTATTTACTAAGCGGTGAGTATCAGTTCTCTGTGCGAGCTCTTGGTCCTTTAGCCGCCTCAGGTTGGAGTGTGTTAACGGTCGATATCCGAGCGCCCGAGCAACCTTTTGAGGTGCAAGTGGATGCGGGTAATACGTATCTGATTTTGCGCCCCAATTCGCATACGTTGGCCTTTGGCACTGAGTACGAGTTCTGGTTTGAGCAGGAACTGCGCGGGCGTGGGGTAGCGTGGCAAATCGAAGGGTTGCAACCGGCTACCGAATACGCCTTTCAAGTGCGTGCGGTCAATGCGGTGGGGCAAAGTGCCTTCATTGATGTAGTAGGCACCACCACCAAAGATGCCTCAACCATCATTGATATTCTCGATGGCAAAATTACGCATGACATTCTGGATGCGCATCTCAAGGATTTTCTCGACCAAGTGGATGCCACGGGCAAAGAGAATGCCAGCGCCATCGATGAGGTTAAAAACGATCTTTCAGGTGTTTCTGAACAGCTTGGCCAATTGGACCGAGATGCACAGAACGCAGCTCAAGAGGTGCTCGGGTTAGCCAGCCAAGTGCAAAACATGACGCAAGAGTATGAGCGTCGTTTACTGGAAGGGGAAACCCTCGTGGATGCGGTGGTTTATCGCGATCCCGAAACTGGGCAGATCATCAACAAAGCATTTGCTTACACGGAGGCGAAATACACCGAAGCAGGCATCGCCATTAATGGGGTGGCGGCATCGGTGGCCATCACTGCCAAAGAAGTGCTACGGGTAGAGAGCGAAACGGGTGCTCGTTTGAGCGAAGCCGAAGCGGCAATCCTCGTTAATGCCAACAACATTTTACTCAAGGCTTCGCACAGTGAAGTCAAAGAGGTGGTTTCGGGTGCCTTGGCCGCGCTGACGCCTGCCTATTCTTGGCACTTCAATACGTCAACGGAAGATTGGCAAGGGGCGATGTGGACCCCCGCAGGCACCGTGACAGGGAGCGTGTTTACTCGAGCAGACATTCAGTTTAACGCCGATGACAACACGGTGGTGCGCTTGCGCCTGAAAGCGGAGCAAAACGGCCTGTTGTGCTGGAACGGTGGCACGCAAAACGTTCAGGTGAATCATCCTGGTGATGTCAGTGCGTTTGAAACGGTGATTTTAACCCTGAACGCCGACAATGGCTGGTCTGGGCCAATCACCTCGTTGACGTTGACGATGGATGCCGAGATCGATTTTATCGAAGTCGGCAAACCTTCGGCAGCAGAACTGCAGTTACAAGATATTGCGTATCGTGTCACCACTGTTGAGCAAGAGCTTGATCCTGAAAACGCGCGCTGGGCGGTGTATGTCACTCAGGACTATTGGGACAGCAACGCGCTCACGCTCACTGATGTGAAGCAAGAGATTGATGGCTGGGACGCAACGTGGGGTGTGACGGCCACGCTCAAACAGTTGGATGAAAACAACACGCTGGAAAAAGCCAACTCCGCGGCGTTGTGGGTCAATGCGGCAGAATCCAACATCACCAGCGTGGTGGCATCCTACAACGCAAAACCAGGAGGAACAGACGACCAACTGGCAGAGGCGTCCGATCGACTCAATACTGCAGAAGAACAAATCGATGCCGTGAAAGGGCAAATCAGCCAGACCGTGAGCAGCTTAAACGACGTTGAGAACACGTTGGGTAAGTTCGACGGGATCGATGACTTGATGGCCGCATACAATGACTTTTTGCAGCAAGGCGAACTGGCACAGACTCAAGTGCAGTTTAGCTACGCTCAGCAAAAAATCTCGGCTAACAGTGACGACATTGCATCGCAAGCACAATCGATCTTAAACCTGTTGGCGGTGCAAGGTGCTCATCAGGCGGCGTTAAATCGCGTGGACCGTGCGATTGCTAACCAAAGCAGTGCTTTAGCGGAAACCAAAGAGCAGCTTGAGGCAAAGATCACCAATGGTGACAGCGAAATGCTCGCTAAGGCCACGTCTTACACCAAAACGGCGGTCGGTTATTGCTTGGATAAAGATGGCAACATCACCGAGCATGAAGACGCGGTGTTGTGTGTGCAAGCAGGGCATTCGTGGGTGGATGGCCCACTGGCAAACTTCATTCGCAACCTGAGCATTAGCACGGCGGACGGTGGCTCTGCGAGCGTGTCGCAACTCTCGCAAGCCTTTGTGACGGAAGATGGCCAACTGATGGCAAAAGGGGGGTTAACCACTAATGTCAACGGTCATATCTCAGGGATGGTAAACACCAATACCGGTGAAATGTCCTCACTTGATTTCTTGGCCAATCATTCTCGCTTTGGGGTAATGGAAAACGGGAAGTTTGTGCCGTTGATGTATCTCGATGCGTCTGGTCGGAAAATACGCATGTATGGCCAGATGATTCTGGGCGATGGTTATCTACTCGATTCGGTTGGAGACATCCAATCACTCGCTGGCGGTGGCTTCTACACCTTAACGCTGAGAGACGGCAGCTTTCCGGACAATGCAACCGCAACGGCGGATTTTAAAGCGGCTTATCAGCACAACCCTGCACTTGATACGCACTTGACCTACCGTAATGTGGCAGGCACCAAAGTGTCCACCAAACGATTCAATGGCTCGGGTTGGGTAACGCCTAACTTGATCATGCCCGGTGACCTACTGGCGCAGGGGACGGTGTCAGGTGATCGCTTTAAAGCCAATACGGAAATTGTTGCGCCGATTTTGCGTGGTGGTCTTGGTGAGTTTGCAGGCGCTATTACCGCGAAAGAAGGCTCGTTGGTTGAAAAGCTCGAGGTCGGCTCTGCAGGCGGTTACAAGGTGTTCATTAAATCGGCCTCAAAGCCGGAATACAACGTAATCTCAGTGGAAAATGGCAATGGAGACATTGTGTTTTCTCTGCAGGGGAATGGGCAAATATACAGCGTCGGAGGTGGGCATCTTGATAATCTAACACTCGGAAAAGATTGTACGGTGCTAGGCACCGTTTATGCCGAACAAATCGTCGGCGACATTATGTCGACCAAGCTTTACCCCGTGCCTGCCCTTGGTACAGGTAACAATGACCGCCGAATTGATTTGGCCAGCTTTACGGTGACAAACCGAAACCCAACGGCGTCTGCAACGCTACTTATCAATAGCATCCCGCTGTTTGCTTATGCCAATGAGCGTCATTATGGCGGTAATGGTTCATCTCGGGCGACCGCTCGAATTATTTACGAAGTGCGCTACAACAGCGCCTCTGGAACCCTTATCTCTTCGGATGACGCGTATGCCTATTCATACTCTTCAACGAGTGGAGGGACGACCGCCTCTAGTGGACCTCAAACCGTCAGTATGATGACAACTCAAGCGTTGATCAGTATTCCGCCTGGCGAAAGTCGAAAGATTTATGTCGGGGCAAGGCTTTGGGGCGATTACGGATTAAGCACCGAAGGGTTAGGGGCTCGAATTGCCATTAAATCGAACTTCATCACACCAGTGCTGTATCGAGACGGCAACGCCTTCTCATAAGTACACTTCACTTCACCCAGCTTCGGGTGGGTTTCTTTTTTTAGAGAGCAAGCTATGACATGGATTACTTTGCCGTCTGTCTCGGTGCAGAACGGCAGCAAAATCGTGACGGTCAACAACACGCAAACCACCAATATCAAAGTGGGAGACGCGTTGTTGATAGGCAATTACCAGCCAGTCGAAATTGCGGGCGTGTTTGCAACGCAATTGTCTCTGCGTACTAACTGGAGTAATGCAGCCCAAGCCAATGCCTCGGCGGTGGTTATGCCAACCTTTGGTGATTTCAATGCAGCCACGCAAGCCTTAAGACAGGCCACTCAAGTTACGCAAGGCAACTTTAAAACGCTGGAAGATTGGGGGACCAAGCTCGGCAACATTACCTTTGAAGGGCAAGACAACTCAAAACACACCGCACGCACACTTCTGCAGATGGACGCGGACGTGAGCGAGTTGGAAGAACAAGCGAATAATTTGCTGATCAACATCTCAGGCCGTGGTTTTGCTCGTTCCGAAGCAGATATGCATGCCATGCGTGAAGCCAATAAAACCAAGTATGCTGCCAGTGGAATGGTTCATACAGGAAGAGCGGCAGTGCCCAATGCTTCGCAAGGCGTTATCAATGAAGGTATGTGGCATTATGCTGGTGTCGGTAGTGAAAACAAACTCTATTTGGGGCGAAATCCTAGCGCTTCATCAGTTGGCTCATCGAAAACAACATATCCGGTGATGTATTTTGCTGGATTTGAGGTTCATATTGTTAACCTCAACAATGCAGACCCTTCACAAAGTTCAATAAAGTTTCCAGAAGCTCCTGATGGCACCGTGACCTATGATTCATCCACGGGCGCAGTGGTCAAACACCCTGACGCCGCCACGGCTTTTGCGTCAGAAAGTATGACAAATAAAGTGGTTACGGATCGTTTTGATCTCGCGGGGTATGAGCCATATCTCGAAAAAATAACCGCGGATAAACCGTATATCTATCCATTTGGGCTTATCCAATCACAAGAAGCCAGCGTTGATGGTATTGCTACAACGGTAGATAACATCCGCCCAATCACGTACTTTGCAGTGTTTGATGGTGATGAAACTTCCCGTGGGCGAGGTTGGAATGTTAACGAATTAACAGATGCTCAGAAAGAGAAGATTTTTTCTAACCCTAAGCACAATATCTTCCGTTTGAATACTGGGGAGCTTGTTCAGTTTAGAGTACGTCAAAGAACTATTGCTGGTGTAGGCAATGGAGGGTGGGGTGCTGCAAATATAGGTATCAATGCCGCGATGGATAGATATCTTGGATTTTCGACCAATCTATTTGTTCATGCCCAGGGAAGCCAAGATACGGTTCTCCCTGTAGATAATCGAGTGACCTACTTTTATGAAAGTAATGTTTCAGGTCATTCTGAAGAAACTGGGATATATCAAGTTAATTTGGGTAAAGATGCTGCGGTTGATGGATTATGTTTTTTTTATGTAATCTGTGTTGTGCCTCGTCTTAATCAAGGGGGGTATCATCCATTAAACCTAATGGGTTCTAGAGCTTTTGTCGCAGATAATTTAGGGGCTACAAGAGCGTGGGATCATCAAAATGTCATCAGCACAGGAAACATTAATTCAAAAGCGGATTGTTTCAATGTTGTTTCTTCACCTATTGTGGGTTGGCCTTATTTGCATAGTGGCCGTATCGGTACTTCTAATATAGGCTCGGGGCGTCCAGATGGAAGGTATTATAATGCTATCTATTCAAGTGGCCTGGGTGGTGTTGTTGACCTTCGTTTATCTTCACTCCCTATCACCATAGAGGATTATTTTAAAGCCATAGAGAAGAATGAAAGTGGGCTTATGCGTGGATTGATGTCGTTACCGCGTACTTTCATCGATAAGAACACAGATGGCGATAATGTTTCTGGAAGTGGTTTTACACCAACCAATTCAATATCTGAGTACAAAATTGGAGACACGGGGTACATTGAAGGTGTTGATGGTGTTTTTAGACCTTATAAAGTCGCTCAAGTTACTACCATTGTTCAGTTTGAATCTCCAGTAAGTCGTAAGGCGGGTGGTTTGATTGTAAATACAACCATCACAAATATCTCTGTTTCAGGTGACTTTCTCGCTCAAGATGTGGTTGGTGAGCCTTCTTACCTCTATGAAATTTCTTTTCTGAAAAATGGATGGTTTGGGTGCTGGATCCCCGTCATACCAGATGGGACATCCAGGTTTTTTGAACTCAAATGCAAGAAGCGCTCATCACTTCCAATTCAACGTTATGGCGGAGGTAATGGTGATATTTGGGAGAGTTACCCAACTTCTCACCCATGGAATACAGAAGCAAATGGTGCCACTAATGGTTTTACGACGTCTACCCTTAAAGGGACGGTAATTCTGTATAACTATATTGCTTCGGCTAAAGTGAGCAAGCCGTCAATAGTAAAACCTGTGTATGGATCTAAGAGTGGCTTTGGCAGAGTATGGGCTTCTGCTTGGAATGCTCATTTATACGGCGGCCTCTTAGTTGAGTCTCTTCTTGGGAAAGTTCCAAAGAACAATGCAAGTACTCCTAAAGGGGTCTCAGTGAGTTTACCTCTTTTGGATTTTGGCGTATTTAAAAATGGGGCATTCGATAAGGCATCCTATGCGTTCCCTGTTCATGCAAATCTATCACTTAGCGCTCCAACTAATAATTCACCTGCTATCAAAGTACTACCACACGCAGTTTCTGAGAATGGCCAAGCGTGGTTAGGATTTTTCTGGAATGAGATTAAACACGATGGGATGAGCTGGAATGACGATGGCATCATGCGCGTGACTGATGGCAATGGCACTTACAATAACTTAAAACCTGAAACGTGTGACTATGGATACGCAATATCTGCTCTACCAATCGGCTGGGTTGCTAATTATGCTCGTTTTGGAACTCAAGTCTTAGGAGTCGATTTATGATTGTTGAAACCCCATACCAGTCATTGAACCAAATAGATTCAACAGTCGTGCGTTACTACAGTGAGCAAGATTCAGAGTTGGGCAAGGTGATTGTTCTCAATCAACCAGACAAAGTGACATACCAGGATGTTGAGCAGCGCCGCAGCGAGCGTAAACCGTGGGATTTGGTGCGTACAGAACTGCAGCGTGCGATCGAATGGGAGGAGTTTTACTACTCCCATGATTTGTATCTGCAGTGGGTTGTGGATTATTCCCAGTGGCAAGGCCAGCCAGGTGAGGTTAATGAGCTGGACCCAGAACCGGCTAAACCTGAAATTGACCTTTCAGTGCGTCGAGCGTTTTATCAAATTGAAGAGGCCCGTGCAGATGAGCGTTATTTCATTGTGGCCAATCACTATGATGAAACGTATGACGATGACGCTTTGACGGTGCTGCGTACTTATCACAGTTCGCCACGTCCTCAAGAAGAAGTCGCTGCTTTTCATGAAGAGCTGGCTAAGCGCTATCGAGATGAGCTTATCGAGAGCAATATCGAAGTTCATGGCGTGATGTGGCAAGTGGATGTAACGCGGGATGAGCCTCGCATACGCCGAGCGATTGCCACGGCCACCTCAGAAAGTATCGATGCAGAAACCACAGTCGATTGGATATTGGCTGACAATGCCGTTCGCGCAACGACCCGCCGAGATTTGGAGCAAGTCCTCGCGGCGAAGTCGATGCGTGAGCAGCTTATCTTTCAAAAATACCGAGAGTGGCGAGCAGGAAATAGACTAGTACCTTTTACTGTTAATAATGAGTTAGTTGTCTAACCGTCTATCGAATATGGAAATAACGTTATTCTCCGTGGAGGGTTTCTTTTGTGGAGTATATGGATGGCTCTTTATCGCATTATCGAACAATGCAACATAAAAACAGTCGTTCATATACACTCCAACCACGTAGTGCTCAAACGGAACATCTTCCCAATTGTTCATTTCATCGTCAGTGAAGTTTACAGAAATGATTTCTGTGAGTTTAACAAATTTCATTTCTGGTTCTCGGGCTTCGATACATCCACCGAACCGCCTAAACAGTAGTTCTCCATTCTTGAGGAGAGCTCCAATAATCGTTCTTGTGTTCGAAGAACTGTTTCCGCGTTCATCTAAAACTACGGAACCGTAATTAAATCGAGTTCTAATATACATTAGTAAAACAAGAATGCTGTACAT